TGCCGTGCTCGACGTCGAGGAATACGCACGGCGTGTCGATATCGTATGTCTCGCGCGCGGTGAGGTACCTCCCACCGTCCTGCTGCCCGCGCCGAGGGAGCAACCGGTAACAGCCATGGATATAGTCGACCACAAGCGATGACGCGAACAGATCACGCACCGTGACGCCGAGATGGGCAGCGATACGCTGCTCGTCGCCAGGGAACAGGTCGCATGGGCGCATCCAGCAGCAGACCCCGCTACGCTGGCATGTCGCGGCGCCGCTGACCTTGGCCTGTCGTGGAGATGCATTGTCGACGATCTGCTGCAGCCGAGCGTGCGTCCGCATGCGGAGCATGTGCACGGAGATGAAGTCCATCATAGAGTTTCTCCTATCCTGGTCACCTCATCTGGGCGCGCCGCTGCGAATACCCCGACGCCGACCGCGTCTAGGGCGTGATTGCGGCGCGCCGCCGGTATCGCCGCGAGCTGCGCGCCGGCCGGCGTAGACCCATCGCCCACGTACGCCGCCACGCGGCGAAACACCTCGTCGTAGTCGATCTTCCCCTTGGCGTTCGGCTCACGCCCGAGGATCGCCGCCTGCCAGCGCTTCGGCGGCAGCTCGTATAGATCGATCTCCAGCGCCGCGGCAGCGCCGGTCAGCGCGCCGATCGACATGCACAGCCCGACGGCCATTGTGAAACGGCGCGGGTTGAAGCTCGCCGCCTCGGCCACGACGCCGCGGACACGGTGCCGGCTCACCAGGTCGCGGATGAGCGCGGACTGGACGTGTACGCGCGCCTGGCGGTCCGTGGACTTGGCGAAGCTATCGTCGCGCTCCTGGTGAACTACGCCGAGCTCGAGCACGCGGCAACTCGGCGAGATCACGGCCCAGCCGAGGTCCCGCGTGCCAGGGTCAAGGCCGAGCAGGTTGCCGCGGGACGCGGTCACCGGAATGCTCCCGACGCCCGGATGCGCCTAACGATCGCCACGAACGCACTTCGGTCGCACTCGTGCGCACCTGCCTTCACCGCTAGGGCTCGCTTACCCTTAGAGATGTCGTAGTGCGGCGTATTGACGTCCATCGTCCTCGGATCCTGGAACCACTTGCGAGCGACACCGATCTTGTCGGCCATCGCATGAAGCTCCTCTGGCGTGTCTGCGATCATGTGGCACATGACCATCCGGCCGTAGCCCCAAATCGACTTGTCGACGTAGACGCTCATGCCGCCGACCTCGCGGCGCGCCGGCCAAGCACCGCAGCCATACTGGATCGCGACTGCTCGACGCGCAGGCACCCGCACGACCTGGTCATTCCGCCGGCGAGGTCAGTGCCGCGAACCCGGCACATGTCGCCGCACGTACAGCGGCAGCGCCACATCGCCTTACCGTGCTGGTCGCTACCTTCGCGCGCGATCGCCGTGAGCCGGCCGAACACGCGTCCGGCGATGTCCGTGGCTGGGCGGCCAACGGCGGCGCTCATGTGCTACCACCGGCCAGCTCGGCGAGTCGCTGCGATCGCTCGATTCGCGTGCACCAGATGCTATCAACCTCGACAAGCTCGCCAAGCTCGAGTCGGCTTGGGGAGAAATTACCGAATGCGCAGACGCGGATGCTGATCTCTGCCCAGCGATTTCCGGTCTTGCGGACAGCGACGATCTCTCCCTCGATCCACCGATTCCCGGGTGTTCCCCAGCGCACATATTCGCCCACGGAGAAGTCGTCAGATGTCAACGCAGTCAACGCAGCGTTCAGCCTGTCGCGGAGCTCGGTCGCGCTCTCGATGCTGAGCACGTGATCCACGCCTCCGAGCGGTACGACAATCCGCGGTCCACGCGGTGTCTCCTCGCGGCTGACCGTCATCGTGCACCCCTACGCTTGCGCGGCTCGAGCTTGCTCCAACCGCCTTCCCGGATGCACATGAAGCCAACCGCGTTGGCCAGGTCACGGCCGCACTGCTGGCAGAGCAGGATGCGCTTCGCGTGCTTCCCCTCGCCGATGTCGACGACAGCCGCGAGCGGCGCGCCCTTGGCGTCGCGGCAGCCCGTGCACTTCGCGGCCATGACGTCGGCGAGGGTCGGATTCGTTGCGGTGATCATGCTCCACCCCCCGGCTCGAGCAGACTCCGCCAACCATCAATCACGTCATTCGGCGTGACGTGCCCATGCTCCTCGTTGTGCAACTTGCACTGCTGAATCGCATTGGCTAGCGCGATCCTCAGCGCTGCCACCTGACCGTCTCCCTTGCCTGCGAGATACGCCCGGCGCATGGCATCGAGGATCCACTCCGGTGGATCGTACGACGCCGGGTTGCGGACCGTGTGCTCGCACTCGATGGTGACCGTCTCCGTCGTGCCCCACGGCGTGGTGTAGCTGCCCTCGCAGTGGTTCGGTGGCCGGTTCAGACCGCCCGCGGCGTCGCGCGCGATCCGCACCAGTTGCTCGCGGGTGATCACTTTCCCTTGCCCTTCCGGCCGCCGCGCCGCGCCTTCCTCGCCGCCGCGGCATCGCTGGCCGCTTTCTGCGCCGGCGTCATCTCGGCGATTCCATCGTCTTCGGGCACGTCCTCCTGCTCGTCGTCATCGTCCTCGTCTTCCTCGGGATCCGGGACACCTGACCGCTCCGCCGCCTGGACCGCGGCAGCCTGGTCGAGCAGCGGACCGCGGCGCTCGTCTGGCACGCCCTCGACGCCGGGCAGGTACCGCTGCGCCTCGGTTGGCGTCGCCGGTCGGCGCTCGACCTCTGCCGCCTGCGCTGCCTGTGCCCTGGCCTCGTCATGCGAGGCGCCCATCCCGATCGCGACGGCAAAGGCGGCGCTGAGCTTGTCCGTGCGCAGCGTGTGGATCCACCCCGTGCCATCATCGGCGCGGCGGAAGACCTCGACGCACAGCACGGTACGGTCCTGCTCGCCGGTGTGGAGCTCCCGGCGCATCGTGCCGATTTCTCCCTCGAGCTCCTCGACCTGCGCCTTGTGCTTGGCCTTTAGCTTGTCGAAGTCGCCGACGATCTGGTCGAGCAGCGCCTCCTTATCGACGCGCTGCCGGGCGATCTGCATGAATTCGGCATCGGTTAGCTCGCACGGCAAGGTGCGCTTGATGCCGCGGCGCACGATGTCGCCGTCGAGGTCGATGTCCTGGAACTTGGTAGCGGTAGCCATAGTCGTTGTCCTTTCGATCGGTCAGTGAATGCAGCCGTTGGTGACGCAGCCGAGCCCGGCGCCGGCCGCGGCGAAGGTTTCGATCTGCCGCGGGTCGCGGCTGAGCAGCGTGATGAAGCTGGCGTGGGGCGGGTCTTCGCCGAGCTCGGTGAGCGTGCGGCGATAGGCGATCCGCTCCGATGGAACGCACGTCGGGTGACGCAGCGGATGTGACCGCGCGCCGACGCGCTGCAACCGGCTGAGCTGCTCGACGTTGAAGCCGACCCAGACCGCCGCCGTTACCCAGCCCCCCAGGTAGTACTCGACGAGCACGCGCCAGAAAGCAGCGACGAGCCCCCCGCGCGGATCGCCCGGCGGGTTGATCCCAACCGTCATGGCGTGGCCCGGCGGCGCAGATCTCCGATCCGTCTTCAGCCGATTCGGCGCCGGCGCATCTGGGTGCCACGGCGTCACCAACGCGTCCTGGTCTGCGGTGATGATCCGTCGCGCCTGCATCAAGTCGTTCCAGGCCGGAGACGTAGCCGGGTCGAGATCCGGCGGACCACCGAGCGTGAGATGGATCAGCGTCACCACCTCGAGCGGAGTCCCGTGCTGGTCGGTCTCGGCGCTATGCGCAGCTGAGCGCTTGACGGCCTTCACGCGGCACCATCAACAAGCTCGTGGTTTGCGCCATGCGCGATCGCGTCCCCATATGCCAGCGGCACACCGCCGGATTCGTCATGGCGAAATCCATGGGTCTTTTCAGCCACGCCAGCGGTCACGCCCAGCCGCCTCGTGTCGTGCGACCGGGCGTTGGCTGCAGCTATGTATTCAGGAGTACAAAATAATGCCTGGGGTCTCCACGACCCATGGCGCAGCATCGTGCACAGCTCCTTAGCGCGCTCGAACGTCATGGCGCGGGTGTCGATGTTCGTCCCCTGGGCGATCCGCTTCGCCTGCGCCAGCGAGCAGAGCCCGCGGGCCCGGCGCGCGGCATGCCGGCCGAGCAGCCGTGACGCGTCCGCCATCGAGAACGCGGCCGGTAGCTGCTTAACGGTCACGCCGATCTTGTCGAGCGCTCGGAGCTGCGCATCGCTCGGCGGGCGCGTGAACATGCCCGGCTCGGGACGCGTCGTGACGTGAAGCGCGCCCTCGTGATCATCGTCGCCGATAAACGGGTCGATCTCGGCGGCGTGAAACCGCACCATCGCGTCCTTGGCGATCTGCGCGCGACGCTTGGCGACCTCGGCGTCGGCGCTCGCGATCACACGCTCGAGCTCGAGCTGCTGCGTCCCAAGTAGCCGATCGATTTCCTCACGAACGTCGTCGGCGAGCGCATCGGCGCCGTGCTCGCTGCCCGCCAGGCAGTCGGCCGGGCCGATCAGCCGGTGCTTGCCCGCGGCCCCCGTGAAGTGCAGCAGCAGGCAGTCGCGTTTCCCGGTCGCCGGCGAAAGCCGGGTCCCCCGGCCGGCCATCTGGCAGGCGAGCGCCCAGGACTTCGTAGGCCGCGCAATCGCCACGCAGCTCGTGTGCGGCGCGTCCCAGCCGCGGCACAGCAAGGCGCAGTTGCACAGGAACTGGAACTCGCCCCGCTCGTACGCCTCGAGCAGCCCGCGGCGCTCGTCCTGCGCGGTGTCGCCGCTCACGGCGCGGGCGCATCCCGGGCGGCGATCGTTCAGCGCCGCCGCGAGCGCTTCGGCGTGCGAGACGTCAACGCCGAACACGACCGTCGGCCGATCCCTAGCGAGCTCGAGCAGCGGCACGACGACGCCGGCGATCGCACGCTCGGTCTCGAGGATCGCCGCGAGCTGGTCCTGCGCGAGGTCGCCGCCGCGCGTCTTCACGGCAGACAGGTCGATGCCGTCGAGCACGACCCGGCGCGCGACGATCGGCGCGAGGTAGCCGTCGCGGATCGCGTCGCGGATCTCGTACCGGTACGCGACGCTCTCGAAGATCTCGCCGAGCGCCTGCCCGTCGGCGCGGATCGGCGTCGCAGTCACGCCGAGCAGCTTTGCTGTGGCGAAGTGGTCGATGATCGCGCGCCAGCTTGGCGCCATCGCTAGGTCGGCCTCGTCGGCAATCACCAGGTCGAAGTGGTCGCGCGGGAAACGGGTCAGCCGGGCGCCGCGCAGGGACTGTACCGACGCGATCACGACCTTGGCGCTCAGGCCGGCGCGCTCGCGAGACTTCTCGACGTCGGCGACGATGCCGATCGCCTCGAGCTTGCGCTGCGGCTGGCGGATCAGCTCATCGCGGTCGGCGAGGATCAGCGTGCGGCCGCCGTTGAGTTTGCAGCGCCGGGTGCGCTCGACGAACGACGTCGTCTTGCCCGTCCCCGTCGCCATCACAAGCAGGGTGCTTCGCACCCGGGCAAGCTCGCGGTCGATCGCCGCATCGGCCGCGAGCTGATAGGGCCTTAGTTGTGGTCTGTAGCCCCCAACTTCTGACTGTGGTCTGTGGCCCCCAGTCATAGCGCAACCCACTTACCCGGGATCTTCCATCCGTTCCCGCATCCGTTCCCGTTCTGATCCGTTCCCGAGACTGTCATCCGTTCCCGCCTTCGGCGGGAAACAGACGGGAACGGATGACGCGGGAACGGGTCGGATGAGCTAAGTCCTTTGGGAACGGATGGGAACGGATGGGTCAAGATCCACCTCCAGTGATAGGCACGAATATTGCCCGTGTGCGACACGAACCACCTTCGTGGCGTCGGACACTGTCCGCGCGCACCCTGCCGGCATGGATCAGCCGGTCAAGCGCGGGGCGGACTTCTAGCCGACGGACGTTGCATGAGGTCTTGAGCTGCTCGAGCGTGCATAGATCACCCGCGCCACCGGTGTGGAGCTCGATGAGCTTCGCATGGACGCGCTCATCCACCGAATTACCCCCCACTCCGCAACCGGCCGTGGCTCGGGCAGCCTTGCGCTCGGCCTGCTTTTCGCGACGCTTGGCGGCGATCTCGTCGTGAATCGCCTCGGTCTCGCCGCGATATGAGAGCTGCGCCGTCCAGCGGTTATCGACCTGTGCTCGGTCGAACCCAATCACGAAGTCTTCGCGTTGCAGGTCGAGGTTTCCGCGCATGCGGACGTCGCTGAGCTTCGTGGCGTCCGGGCTCTCGAGGGGCCGCATCAGCACCAGGTGACGCGCCGACGCGACCAGGTCGCCGCTGCCGCGGATTAGCTCGAACGGATCGCCCTCGCTGCGCTTGCCGGGCGCGATCGGTCCGACCTTGTTCGTGTGGTGCAGGAACACCACTGACGCTCCGACGTCGGTGCACAGCTTGCACCACATGTCTCCGAATCGCTTGGCGTCCTTGATCGCGTTCTGGTCTCCGGCCATGACGCGCGTCAGGTTGTCGATCAGTACGAGAGTTGGCTTCCACGCCTTGAGCTCAGCGGCGAACGCGCGATCGTCACCCGGCAGCGAAAGTGGCTCGCGACCTACCGACAGGTGTGCGCGAAGCGTCGAGTCGTTTGGCGTGATGCCGCGGGACCGCGCGAGCTCCCAGACGCGCTTGCGCAACCTGCGCTGACCGTCCTCGAACGCAAGGCACAAAACCCGCGCCGGGCCGCCCATGGTGTTCGCGAACCGGTCGAGCCAGTCCCGCCCGAGCGCGACGTCGATGCCGAGCCCGAGCATCGCCCACGTCTTGCCGCACTTCGGAGGACCGGCGAAGATTCCGCCTTCTCCGCGGGGGACGATATCGCGGATGACCCAGTCAACGGCGTCGTCGTCGTCGGGCTCCTCGTCTCCCAGGAACGCATCGAGCGGCAAGATCCAGCGCGCCTTGGGAGCCGGCGGTACCACTGGTTGCGCGGGCTCGGCGTCGCGCAGCGCGAAGTCGTCGATCTCGTGCTCGGCTCGGATCGCCTCGTCATCCGCGGCGATCGCGTCCTCCCGGCGCGCGGCGAGACCGAGCAGCTGCGACGCCCAGCCGATGATCGGAAGCTCGCCATCAGGGAGCGGGGTGGCGACGATCCGATCGAACCAGGCGAGGTCGCCTAGCCGCGGATGGTCGCTGAGCTTGCGCGTCGGATCCGTCTCGTAGTCCAGCCAGGTCGCTGCGAGCTCGGCGCGGACCGCGGATGCGGTGATCGGCACGCGGCGCGCCTGGAGGTTGCGGATCGCGCCGAACGCGGCATAGGCATGCGGATCGGCGAGGTCGCGCTGCGCGACGTCGACGGAACGATCGACGAACTCGATCCGCGCCGGGTCGGATAGCACTGCTGCGACGAAGAGTCGCTCGAGCTCGGCGTCCACGAGCTGGACGGCGTGGCCGTTGGTCTCGGAGGTCACGATGCGGCCCCCAACGCCAGCTCGGTCTGCGAGGCGATATCCAGGCAGTTAGGCGAGAACCAGATGCGTTCCTTGGCCGATGACCACGCAGAGCTATTGCCCTTCCAAGCCACGCACTTCCACGTCGCTGGCATGTGCTGTCCGTGCTCGGTGTCCCATCCGCAGAGCGCGATACGTAGCGCTGGGTTGTCGCCGTGCTCGAGTGCCCAGGCACGGACCGCGGCCGACACGTCCGGATCGTCCTCGCGGTAGAGTCGCTTATCGCGCTCGTCGTGAGCGTACGGCGGGTCCAGGAGAACGCCGCACGGGGTCATGCCGTGCGCGGTGTCGATGCCGAGCGTCGACCGTCCGAGCACGCGGGTCCAGTCTCCGCAGCAGATCCGGACGCGGCGTAAGCGATCGGCGAGTACTCCGAACAGCTCGGCGATCGGCGGGGCGCCGGTGCGGTGCACTCCCTTGCCGCGATGTGTGAGCGGTTTTTTACGGCTGGGCGCGTTGATGCCCCTCCCAGGAGTTCCAACCTCCGGCATCGAGCGATGCAACGGTATGCCGATCCGCTCGTCGGCCGAGCACCACCCGTTTCCGATCCACGTGCAGATGCCCCAGACCCACCATCCGGCGATCTTCGGGTCGGAGTACTCGGGGTCTGCGATGAGCTTGTCGAGCAATGCCGGCACCTGCGCCACGAGCCATAGGTGGCGAGCGTGGAGGTCAGCCTCGTTGACCGGCCAGTCCGCCCACCGCGCGACCTCATCTGGCTTGTCGCGGGTCGCCCTCCAGAAGTTGCTCATGAGACCGTCCTTGTCGTTGGCGGTCTCGACCTTGCCGGCGCCGCCGGGGCGCGCGAGAAGCGTCGCGAGGCTGCCGGCGAACGGCTCGACGTAGTTCGGCACGTCGCCTAACGCGCGCCAGATCAGCGACGCCGCGCGGCTCTTTCCGCCAAACCAGGGGAAGGGAGCGCGTAGTTGCTCTCGTGTCACGCGACCACTCCTGAGTCGGTCCGGTCATTGACCTCGCCGGACACCGCGATCGGCGCGTCGTAGGTCGGCACCGACTGCCAGAATGGCGAGCGCCGCATCGCGTGAGCGATCCGAGAGAAACGCGCGTCTTCGGGCTCGCCGTCGAGGTGATCGAACACCCGCGCCGGGTGTTGCGGGCATGACCGCTGGTGTCCGCCGTTTCCGGATCCCGGGTATCCGCAACACGCAGGAGATGCGATCATCACGGCCTCCACCGCGCCGGTAGCTTCGATGCGCACCAAGCTGCGCCGGCTAGACCAGCGAAGACAATCGCCGCGACCCACCACCACCCGAACCAGCTGCCGACCGCATAGAGCACCACGGCGCCGGCGAGTACGGCGCGAACCGGACCGCCTACGGTCGCGGCAAGCAAGGCATTACCGACGAGGTCGAGCGCGCGGCTGGTCACGCGTCACCGCCTGCGCGAGTGGCCGACTCTACCTCTGCTCGCCGCTTCTTGCGATAGGCCGCTGACGCCTCCCGACACGCCGTGCATCGGCACTTGTACTTCGTGTACGACATGTACACGCCGTGCTTGATGGCTATCGGGTGAGGGCGAGGCGTCCTACGCGGGCGGTCAGCGCCGAATACGCGATCCCTGTATCGAGCCATGGTGGCCTTGTGCCGCTCGCGGAACTCAGGATCCCGCCGGTAGCGCTCGCTGGTCTGTGATGCATGCCAGCGTCGGAGCCAACGCTCAAGCGCGTATTCGTATCGATCGCTACCGTCCAGACCGGCGAACATCTCAACGATGTCAGCATGCAGATTCCTCATGCCGCCCTCGTAAGCTGAGCGTTTATCCACCGCAGCCGGGCGCCCATCTGCATGCCGGCTAGTGGCGTATGGATCATCGACTGGGCTACGCCGCGCCACGCTCCATCACGGTGACCGTCGTGCGTGCGCAGCGCGGTCGCGAGCGGATCGGCGTAGTCGGCTCCGGCAAGGACGAGGTACGCGACGTCTCGGCCGTGCTTGGCGATCAGGCTACTCGCGATGCGACGTGACCACGCCTCCCGCTCAGCCTTTCCACCGAGCCGCCGGTTGTACGGTGCGATCACCGTATCGAGCTCGACTAGGCCATGCAGCGCGGACAGCACGTAGACTACTGAGCAGATGCGCTCGGTGTATGCCAGCGAGAGCCGGAACAACGGCGAGCAATAGAGCTCGCGCGCCGGCGCGGGCCGGTCGAGCTTCTGGGATGAGCACGAGATGAGACCGATCACGGCTCGACCTTCCAGACCATCTGCCAATACTCCTCGGTCTGCTCGTAAGCCGCGACGTCCAGCGCGATCACCGCTAGCGCCGCGGCGAGATGCGGAACGTCGCTCAGCTTTACCGTCGGCGAAGCGACGCGCGCGGTCCGCGCAGAGCTGGATCCCATGCGCACCGACGTCGCGTATCCGATCGAGCAGCCATGTCCGGCCCGGCGCGACCTCACCTCGAGCACCGCACCGCGAAGATGGTTCCGATCCGTGCTCCGTCATGGTCGACCGAGCCGGACGCCCCGCACTGCCAGCATTCGAAGCTCCGTCTCTGCCGGAGCGGAACGTGGCCGAGTGCCCGCGCCGCATCAGCGCCAGCGATGACGGGGTCGACGCCATGATCGGTGCGTTGTTTCGAGGTTCGAGTCACGCCGTGACCTCCCGGCGTTGCGCACCCTCCGAGCTGCTTCTGGCGCGCTCGATCGCAGCAACGATGCGGCGGTCGGCGATGCGGCGACCCGTCGAGTCCCAGAGCCAGAGTCGTCCGCCGGACGGAGCCGCGGTAGCGCACGCCAGGCCATCGATCAATCGAGCACCGAACAGCATGCGGTCTATCCAGCTCGGTGCGCTCCAAACATGGGCGAGAGCCATCGCCTTGTCGATGAAGGTCACGGTGATCGTCATGCGAACCTGAACCATTCCTGAATGGGCCAGATGCGGTGCAGCGCTGGGTAGTTTGGAGTATCATCGAGCATGTCGGTGCCAATCCTGCGCAGCATCAGACGTGATTACTAGTCGATGCTTTGTCGTAACTGTTTGGAACACAAAATAAATCGTCCGTATTGCGGACGAGTCAGTAGTGCTCTATGACTGCTGGGATGGGAGATGGAGAGTTCACGACGCCCCCTGATGCAGGGCGTCGATCGTGGTCCCGAGGTACTTGGCTAGGGCGCGCTGATGCGGCGCGCTCGGGAATTTGTGGCCGTGCACCCAGTGCCATACCGCGCCGCGGGTAACCTCTAGGTCGTTCGCCACCTTCTGCTGGCTCAGACCCTCGGCCTCCATCTTCCGGAGCAGCAGCTGTCCAAGCGTTGGAGGAGGTCGATTCGTCGCCATCGTCCGATGTCTACCTTTCGTAGACCTTTACCGTCAAGCATGGTCTACGAGAAGTTCACAACTACCTGTGTTAACAGGGATTCATTATGTCACGAGCCAGACACCTCAGACCGTTCCCGAAGGGCCAGCGCTGGCAGATGACCGAGGCTTGGAAGGCCCAGGTTCGAGCCCAGCTCCAGGAGCGAGGCGTCGGCCAGGACTGGTTGGCGCAGCAGGTAGGAGCAGCTGGCCGTGGCACAATCTCGAAGCTACTCAAGCGCACCGCAGAAGGCGCCCCTGCTCAGGTTGGAAGTTCTCTCGTACCTCGCATCTGCGAAGTACTCGGCCTTCCACTTCCACTCGTTGCAGCTCCCGACGAGAAGACTTCACGCGTCATCGATTTGATGGCTAAGTCTTCGGAAGAAATGAAGGACGCGATCATCAGGATGCTTGAAGCTGCCGTGAAGACGTCTAACTCGCGTTAGAGCTTGCGCGCCGACGCACGGGGGTGGCAAATTGGGCCGATGTTTGCTCGATCGGCGTGTGGGGATAGCAGATCCGCGCAGCGCGATGACCGCCTGCTTGCCCTGGTATCTCGTCTCCGGGTCGACAACCCAGACGCGCTTGAAGCGTTGATTGCTCTATGGTCTCGGTTGGTTGAGAAAAAGTAGACGATTCTTCTTGCAGATCACCATGCGTCTACGCATAGTAGACGCATGAGTGATGCCGAGCTCCTCGAGCAAGCCAGGAAGAAGCTCCGCGGCGCTGCACGCGGCTACGGTCGCGCCGCTGACGGTCCAGGTCGCGATGCGGCGATCGTCGCGCTCGAGCGCGCCGCACTGGTCATGACTCTCGCAGCCGCTCGGAAGCGTCTCCAGCTGCCGCGAAGCGTCGAAGGACATCTTGCCGAGGCGTTTACCGCCGCCAAGACGGAGCTCGGGCTGTGATCCGACGTCGGCTATCCTCGGCTTCATCCGCTGCCGAAAGTGCGGCTCGGATCTTCGGCGGAGGCATCTCGCGGCACGGAGCATCGTGCGGATGCCCGTACTGCAGGCAGCCGAAGCCGGCGCAGAACCCACATGCCCCGCCGGCGCAGAGCTCGCCGGACCGCGAGAACCTGCTCGACGTCGCCGCGGCTGCGCAGCACGACAGCTGGGACCTCGCTGGCGACCGATGCCTCATCGAGGCTATCTGCCGCGACTACGTGACGCTCGGGGCTCAGGCCGAGCGCGACGCGGATACCATCGCCGACCTCGAGCGCCGCCTCGCTGAGGTCACTGCAGCTGCCCAGGAAGCGAACCGCGATGCCGCAGCCGCGCTGGAGCGCGAACGCATCGCGTACCAATCCACAGCCATGGAGACCCCGTGATCGCCGAATCCCCAGACCTTGCCTCGATGCGGTGGACGCTCGGCGCGGCAATCGCCGACGCGAAGCGCGACATCGCCGACGACATCAAGGCGCAATGCAAGCGCGAAGGAATCACCGATCCGGACGAGGCCGTCCGGCGGTTTCGCGCGGTTCCCATGCCGAGGTTCGTTGCGGTGGAGGTCGGCATCGGAGACGAGCTGGATGGTGACGACGTCACGCACGAGCTCGGCGGGGAGTCCGGTCTGTGATCTGGCTGTGTGTCTACGCCGTTGCAGCGGCGTTCGCGGCCGGGGTTGCGGTCGGTCGCCGCAGCACTAATCTGCTGACCAACGTGCCGGCTCGAGCTGACCGCGCGTGGCGACGCCGCCGGCGCGAGCTGCGCGCGAGCGTGCAGAGGATGGCAAAATGAAGACCGAGCATCGCGTATCCGTCGACAACGGCAAGTACACCTTCGTCGTCCCTGCTGACGACTACCGCGTCAGCATCCTTCGATACGGCGATCCGTGGCACGGTCCACAGGGAGAAGCGAGCAACGCTCTGCATGCGATCATGTACGAGCTGGATGCGGCGCGGGTTGTGGTGCAGGCAGCTCGTGAACTGGCAGACCATATGGCGCGTATGCCGATTGCCGCTCTGCAGGAGTTGAGCAAGTCGGATGCGTTCGTCGGCATCACCCGAGCTGTGGCGCTGCACGACCGCCTATGCGACGACCGACAGCCACCTAGCGAGTGGTGCGGTACTGGTGTGGTACTGGCGGATCATTCGTCGCCGGCGCAGGACAAGCCATGAACAGATCCGAATTCGCAGGCTTCCTCCGCAAGCTCGCCGAAGCCGTCGAGTCAGGCGACTCCGCAGAAGGTTGCGTGGTCTACGCGCTATCTGACCGCGGTCCCGGTGAGATCGACCTCGACATCCGAGTCAGAACTGGAAACCTCGAAGGTCAAGGCGGGTACCACATCGTCGACACCATGCCGAAAGGCGCCTTGGCAGTCGACGAACCACCGCCGACCTGCTCGCGTTGCGCCGCGCTCGAGACCCGCCAGCAGGAGCTTTTGCAAACGATCGTTCGCCTCACCAACGAGACGCCGTTCCCGGACGAGATCAGGGGATGGGAGGCACAGCGAGCTGCGATGGTCGCCGAAGTCGGATCGCTGCGGGCAATGGTCGCAGAGCTGGAGCGGTCGCAGCGCGCGGAGTCGTCTCGGTGACCGAGCTCTACACCAATAGCCGTCTCCGCGTGCTGCGTCAGTGCCGCCGGCTTCACCAGCTCCGTTACGAGCTCGGCATCCAGACGCCGCCGACTCCGGAGTCAGTGTTCGGCACGGTCGGACATGCGGCACTCGAGGCATACCTGAGCGCGTGGATGTCTGCACCTACTGCCGATGACGCCAGCGTCGACGCCATGTGCTTTGCAGACCGGATGGAGTATCTCGATCTCCGCCTGCCCGCCGCGCTCGCCGTCGCCGACGCATCCGAGCTTGCTCCGTTCGACCGCTGTAAGCTGCGCCTGCTCATCATCGCCTACCACGAGCGCTGGGGCGCGGAGAACTGGGAGATTCTCGCCGTCGAGCAGGAGTTCCGCTACGCGCTCGGCGACCACCTCATCGGCGGAAAGATCGACGCGATCATCCGCGACCGATCGGACGGCCGCGTGTACGTGCTAGAGCACAAGTTCACCGGCTCGGAGACCTCGCTCGGCGGACCGTACTGGGAGCGGCTCACGCTGGATAGCCAGGTCAGCATCTACATCGACGGCGCGACGATGCTCGGCTACGACGTCGCCGGCTGCATCTACGACGTCATCAAGCGCCCACAGCATGACCAGCTATCGGCTACGCCGGAAGCAGTGCGCAAGTACACGCTAGGCAAGGGCTGCAAGCGATGCGGCGGCAGCGCCGGCGGTAAGTCCGGCATCGTCCAGGGCCGCGGACACTATGACGTCGTCTTCGCCTCGGAGGTCAAGCGCGTCGACTGCGACGAGTGCAAGGCGACCGGCTGGAAGTGCGACGCCGACGGCGTGCCCCAGGCGCCACGGTTGCACGCGAACCAGCGAGACACCGACGAGACCATCGAGCAGTTCGAGGAGCGGCTGCTTGAGGTAATCGCCGAGGGCCCTGACGGGTGTCTGCAGCGTAGCAAGGTGGTTCGTCTCGAGGACGAGCTGCCCGAGATGCGGCGTGACGTTGTCTCCGATATCGAGCAGGCCGAGGAATGTCGCCGGCGCGAGTACTGGCCGCGCAACCCAGACGCGTGCGCAAGGGGGCGCGGCATGTGCTCGATGTTCGAGCTGTGCTGCGGACGCGCCCACATCAACGATTTTCAGCGCGGACCTGCTCATCCCGAGCTGGCCAGCGCGACGTAACCCATGCATGCCCGAGAGAGGGGCAATCACCGATGACGACAGCACCGACACCGAGACCAGCGCCGACACAGGCGCCCGCACAGCGCCCGGCAGGCGCGAGACCACCGCAGAAAAAGGCGTCCCGCCTTGGTATGGCCAAGCGAGAGCGCCTGCAGGTGCCGCTATTCTACCTCTGGTACGGCCCCGAGGGCATCGGCAAGACGTCGCTGCTCGCCGACATGCCGGATCCAATCGTCGCAGATATCGAAGGCGGATCGGCCAAGGTCGAGATTGCGCGGTACCAGTTCCGCGACGGAGACGGCGGCCACGTTGCGTACTCATACGACGAATTCACCGGCGCCATCGAAGACTTGATATCCAATCCTGGCCACGGGTTCCGCACGCTCGGAATCGACACCGCAGATGCGCTCGAGGCCCTGATCCATACTCATATATGCAAGCGGGATGGGGAGGATAACGTCGAGGGATACGGATACGGGAAGGGTTACAAGGTTGCGGTTGCCGAGCTGCGCGTTCTGATCTCGCGGCTCAACGTCCTGCGCTACCGCGACGGCATGAACATCGCGTTCTTGGCTCACGCCAAGAGCAAGACCTTCAAGAACCCCGAAGGTCCCGACTACGACCGCTGGAACATCGTCGGCGACGACCTGTTCACGGCTGAGCTTCGCGCACGCTGCGATGTTGTCGGGTTCCTCCACTACGAGGGCGGAGGGGCCAAGCTCGCCGAGGAATCTAAGAACAAGAACGCCCGCGCCCGCGGCTGGGACACGGGACGCCGGCTGATCGAGCTCGGGCGCACCGCGGCGTGGGACGCCAAGACCAGGCTATCGGTTCCCGCCCAGATCGAGCTCGCACTGGAGCATCCCTTCGCGCCGTTCGCTGACGCTAAGGTCGTGTCCGACGTGCCAACCGTCGAGACGCTGTCGGCCGATATCCTCGCCGAGGTCGACCGCATCACCGCAACCGGTGACGACGTCGAGTTCATCACCGGCGGTGGCAAGAGGACGTCGAGATCCGACATCGCCAAAGTCATCGCGACCCGAGACGCCAACGTGCTGCAGCGCGTTCTGTCCGGGCTCAAGGCAACCGAACCACTCACGGCCGCCACTGCGGCACAGGACCAGGAGTAGACCATGCTACCGCTCGTCAAGGCCAGTTACCCGGCTCGCGCAACGGCAACACCGATCAAGTTCGGAGAGACCTCCAAGGACGGCGAGGCTCGGTACCAGATCGCCGTCGAGTTTCAGATCGACGTGACCGAGGACCGCGCCGATCTGGACGAATACGCGCACGACACCATCACATGGATCGGCCACTTCACCGACGCGACCGCTGAGCGCACGCTCGAGTCTCTGCAGATTGCCGGATGGAAAGGCGAAGACGTCTCCGAGCTGGCTGGAGTTCCCGGGAGCGATGTCCTGCAGGAGCAGGTGTCACTCGCCTGCGATGTCGACGACTACGAAGGTAAGTCTCGGCTTAAGGTGCAGTGGGTCAATCGCCCGCGCACCCACTTCTCCTTCAAGCAGGAGGCCAGCGCTGATTCGCTTCGCGCGCTCGGCGCTCGGCTGCGAGCTACCGCCAAGGCGGTTCGCGCCGGCGGCGGACCGAAGAGGCAGCGCACGGACCAGCAGCCGGCCGGTGGAGGCTCAGCGCAGCGTGGGCACGGCGGTAACGGCGGACGCGCCAACGCTCCTGGAGCGCGAGACGACGTGCCGCCGCCGGGCGATGGCGACTATCGAGGATCTCGCCGAGGATTCGGCGACGACCGTTGGTAGCATCGCATCAACCGGCCGGCATGCGGGCTGGCCTAGTCTCGATAGCTCAGCGGCAGAGCGGTCCGATTACACCGGAATGGTCGCGCGTTCGAGTCGCGCTCGAGACACGTAATGATAAGGAGCCCATCGTGAAGTACGAATTTAGTCATAGGATCACTAAAGCAGTCATCCACGTCGAAGACGTGCCCGACGATAGCCCGAACCCGACACGCGCGGCGCTTGAACGGTTCGCGATGCGCGGAATGTCAGGCAATGACTTGCGCGCGCTTCGCGAGCGGACCGTTGATGATCTCGATGATGATGACCTCGACGACATCGAGCGCATGCTGCTGAAGCAGCGCATTCAGGCGATCGACATCGAATTGGCATCTCCGTCGGTCCGCGCCAGCCTCGACGGCGCCCGGCTCGACGGCGCCAGCCTCGACGGCGCCAGCCTCGACGGCGCCAGCCTCGACGGCGCCAGCCTCGTCCGCGCCCGGCTCGACGGCGCCAGCCTCGACGGCGCCAGCCTCGACGGCGCCAGCCTCGACGGCGCCAGCCTCGTCCGCGCCCGGCTCGACGGCGCCCGGCTCGACGGCGCCAGCCTCGTCCGCGCCCGGCTCGACGGCGCCAGCC